TATACTTCATTGATGTTTTTATAAGTGCCTGTAGCTCCTGTATCATCTCCAGCTCCACGCCCAGCACTCTGCAACCATTTTTTATTAGTTGCTAATTCGGTTAAATAATCTTTTGGGCTTATAGGCATTTCTAATTTGTCTTTTAAAATAGTATCTCCTTTTTTCACCACTAAAACATTATTGTCGTATTCAAATTTTGCAGTAGTTTTCGCCACTGTCATGAAATCTTTTACATCAATACCAGTTAATCCTTCGGGTATATAGTCAGTTAAATCTCCGTTAATTTGATGATCTCTTAATCTTCCATTAAGGCCATCGATCTCTTTTGTTTTTAAACCTAAATCGGTTTCATATTGAGTCTGAAGGTTTTTAAGTGATAAACTTAATTCATCAACTTTCTTGTTTGGTTCCATCTTTGCATCAGTAATGATTTTGGTACGAATTGCTTCAGTAATTTTCTTGCGGTCCTTACCTTCTAATTCAATCTCAAAATCTTTTTTCAAATCCTTCATTGCAAAGTCATAACCTACACCTTCATGTACTTTTTTTGAATCCTTAAATACATTTTCCTTTAATGTAGTTAATTCATCATCGCTTACAAAGCTACCATCAACAAACTCTAAAGAAACTTCTTCTTTGGACTCAATTGCTTTTTGCAGAACATCTGCATCACCTTTGACGAACTTCGCCAACTCGTTTAAATTTTTTATCATTATTCTTTAGCTTCTTTAATTTTATTAATTAATAAATCTGTCTTAATATTCTTTGGAATATCTAATCCAAGTTCTTTAGCTTCGGCAAAAAGTGCAACCCTATCAGGTTTTTTTTCTGCTAATTCATAAACCAATTCAGTGGATTTTGAATAAGTATTATTTACATTAGCTGTATGCTCACTAATTCTAACAGTCGATCTCTTTGTTAGTTTCTTTTCTGCAATATCGCCTTTGATATTGTAAACAACTTTGTACTCATTGTACGTGCTAACCATTTTTATCTGTTTTAATTTGTATTGGTTTTTCTTTTGCTTGTAATTCTTTGGTAGCTAAATATTCAGTAAACAACTTAGCTAAATCGCTTATATCTTTAGTCAGTAAATCAATTGTAGCTAACTGCTTAAACCACTCATTAAAATATAATTTAGCTTTCTTATCTTCATCTGCTACAGGTAATTTATTTAGTTCTTCATCTGTCTTATGTATGAACGGTTCTAACTTAATACTCTTTTGCATTACCGTTAAATTCTCTATGTCATTATTATATTCTGATTGATAGAATTGAAGTAATAAATAATCTAAAGCAACTTTACTTACACCCTCTTTACGTGCTTTCTCATATTTGCCCCAAATAGTATCAGGAGATTCAATAAGATATCTACGACCGTAACTGATACTTGACCCTGTATAAGTCTTTAAATAAAATAAACCAACCAGATCAGTCATCTTTTTCTCCATGTCCTCAAAGGCATCAGAGAAACCATTTAACCGTTCATTTACTGGCTGTACATTTAAAAAGGCTGCTGTTGCTGTTTCGTTTTCAGCATCCTTTGACATCTTAGAACCCCAAACAGTAAGCTCCATTGCTGACGTTAGGTTTTCCTGCTCCAATCTCATGTCCTGTATTCCCTCAATAGGTGGCGTTACATAACCAGCTAAATTAGGTGTTAATATAGGATCGTCTTTTCCGGGACGTTCAATTTGAATAACATCAGAAATATCTTTATTTAAATTTTTACCTGAGCCACTACATGAAGGGCATTTATTGCCTTCTATATACCCTGTCCCATTACATGCCTGACAATCTGTTGCATATCTCCAGAAGATAGGATAACCATGTAAAAACTCATTGATATTCTTTATAGTTCCTGTTCTTAAATAGTGATCTGCTAAGCTTATTATTATTTCAAAAGGACTTTCATTATGTGTTAAATCAGAACAAATAATATCAGAGTTGATAATTGCAGGGACTTCTTTGAATGGATTTATGTATGTTTCATTTTCGATTATAGTATATTGATCGTCTTTATAACTTATCGTATAATCAAATTTATCATCTACAAACCTATATATTTTAGCTTTAGTTTCTTCATCTTCTATAGGTTCGAATAATACCCATTCTAAAGTACGTCCATTGCTTTCATAATTATGAATAGCCTTAATGGATTTGATTGTTGGATAAGTTTTATCTTTATTCCATTCAAAAAATACCAATCCGCTCGGATCAGTATAATATTTATTCGCTTGAATATCTTTTATCCATCTACGAATAGTTTTACCATGTCTTATGTTGCTTAATCTATCGGTGAGTTTCTTTTCCTTAGACTCAGTATTTAGATTGTATATATTACCTCCGCCTTTAGCGCTGAATACTTTGTCAATAGGTCTACTAATATTGGCAAATATATGTCTGTTTGTGGTTAAGTATTTTTTTCTTAATGCTAATTGTTTGGAGTTTTCAATGTTATCTATAGCATCTAAGTATGCTGCCGTATGTTTTCCATTGATATGAACATTAAGTCTTTTATGTTCTTTGATTGCTTCTGAAACCCAGTCGGGTCTACCTTCTTTAATTATCTCTACTATCTGATCAAAGGTTTTTGTAGCCATATCGAATATATTACAACTACAAAGATATGTGTAATTTTTACACGAAACAAATAAATGTATACTTTTTACACAAAGTATGTGTATTTTTTATACACTTTATGCTAATACATGCCTGCTTTTCTTGTTGTATGTTCCATTATAACATAGCGTAAAGCTGCCAACCCATCAGGTTCATGACCTTCTGGCTCTGGAATTATTTTACCATTTCGATCAACTTTAAAAAACCATTTTTCAAACCCTTTTTTCATGTTTGTAGACCGCTCAGTTATGAATAGGTTATATCCACGGACCTTATTTATTCCTAATATTTGACCGCCTGTAGTCTTTTTAACTCCCTTAACATTGTATCTATATTTCTTTAAATCATCAATTTCAGTGCGCCCTGCTGAGTCTGCAATTGTTAAATGACCCCTGTAATGTTTTACTAAATCCATTTGATCAACTATAGCCATACGCTCTGCTCCATGTATCTTTTCAGGCATTAAATTATTTAAACAAAATACTTCGTCAATGTAAAGATTATTATCCTTTAACCATATATCAATTAGAATAGTTGGATCTGGCGATACTCCAAAGTCCATTCCTGAAGGTATCCGCATTGCATTATCTGGTATCTTATCAATAAAAGCATATCTGTATATTTGACGTTCTGAGTAGAAACCTGTTTGACCCTCACCATACACTCTAAACCACTCTACATTATCTCGCCTTGATTCAATGAAGTCCCTTTCACTCTCAGGGCACATTTCATTATCTAAATAGGTAACTATTATTTGCTCACTAATTGAATCACCGTTCTTATCTTTTAATGTTGGAACCTGAGTATGAGCCCAAAATTCAAAGTCCGGGTTATAATCAATGTAAACCTCTTCATGTGTTCTGCCTATATAAGTACTCGCAACCTCCCAACCTATCTTATTCGCTTCATTGATATAAAGTATATCCCGGCGTTTAGATTTACCAGCTGTCTTTTTAGTATCTGATATATACCTGAATTGAATAACTGATAAACCAATCTTTAAATCCTTATCGGTTTTGTTATATGATTTATCCCAGTCTAATCCTGAATCGTAAAATAAGTTTTTGAAGTCTTCTATTGCGCCGTCCTTTAAGTTATCGTAGGTATCGGTCATTACAGTAATAAGGCGTTTCTTTTCATTAGCCTTTTCAATAAGTATCTGAGCTATAGATATGTTTTTACTTGATGACTGTCCGCCCTGTATTACCTTAATCTTTGATTTGATTTGTTTTATCTTGTGATATGTAGAAACGTGGTATATCACTTTTTATCAGGAAATTGTTTTGAAACGTTTATATATTCAATAGTGTTTTTATTTGTAGCATCTACTTCTAACTTATCACCATACTTTTTAGGATTCATTTTTGATAATATCCATTTACGAGTATCAACTCTTAATCTATCGCGTGCTATTACTGCTTTATTCTCTACTTCGCGCCCATCTGATAGCTTTATTATATCCTGTCCAACATCATCTGCAATGTCAAACATATCCTCAAAAATAACCTCTGATCTTGCCTCGCATGCGCGCACATATCGTTTTACTTTATTTTCATCTTTATCTAACCAAATAAAGAAAGTTTTAGAAGAAGGCATTTTTTTATCCTTTAAGACCTGCCTTACTGGCCTATTCTTTTCTATCTCTTTGCAAATAGATTCAAATACCTTTTCTATTTCTTTATCAGTGTAAGCCATTACTTTTCTTTTAAAGCATTAATACAATCTAAATAATCATCCATACTTATATTAATATCGCTTGGTTTAATTTTACCCTGTTTTAATAAGACTTTTCTTAATGCTACCGATGCTTCAGTTAAAGGCATTCCTACATAGCTTAATTCACAGAATAACTTTATATGAACTATTAATGATTCTTTTTTAGTGCTATACTTCATTATTTCTACACAGGCATAATAAAGTTGTTCTATTGTAATAGGATAATCTATTTCTGCTTTAATCAATAACCTTTTGCATTCAGCTCTTGATTCGATATAGTGATAATCAAACCAATCTAATACTATTAACTTATCCATTATCTTAGATATTTCGTTTAATGACTTATCAAACTCTT